CATTTCATTGTTTCAATTGTAACTTTAAATGTGGTTTCTCATTGGGCAAAAGCCTAACAAAGAACACACGACAATTTTTGTCTTGGTGTGGGATAGATGACAACCAAATCAATCGTTGGAATTTAGAAAGCCTGCAAAACAAAGATGTATTGGACCTTATACAAGTTAAAAAAATAAAAAGCAGGGTTAAGTTCAAAGAAATGGAACTACCTGATGCTGAACTGGTTGATGCTAATAATCACAGACATAAGGTATATACAGACTACTTGAAAAAACGTGGGGTGCAACCAACAGATTATCCCTTTATGGTAACACCTGACGCTGAAGGAAGATATAATAATCGTATTATTATCCCCTTTACACATAACAACAAGATTGTAGGACATACTAGTAGATTCTTAGACGACAGAAAGCCTAAGTTTATCAATGAACAACAATCGGGATATGTGTTTGGTTATGACTTTCAAAAACCTGAATGGGAAGTTTGTATTGTAGTAGAAGGTATTTTTGATGCACTTAGTATCAATGGCTGTGCACTAACACACAACGCAATCAATGACGATCAGGTACAGATATTGAGAAGCCTTAACAGAAAAATCATTGTAGTGCCTGATCATGATAAGCCTGGTTTAGAGATATGTGATAGAGCATTAGACTTGGGATTTTTTGTTAGTATTCCTGATTGGGCTGACAATATCAAAGACGTTAACGATGCTGTGGTTAAATATGGTAGATTGCCAACACTACTAAGTATATTGCAAAACGCAACTACTAGTAAAATTAAAGTAGAGATGAGTAGGAGAAAACTTGATAAAAGATTATAACACAGATGTGCAAACATTGTTTTTGCGCATGATGGTTACGAACGCAGAATTGTATACACGTGTCATCAACATTATAAATCCAGAAAACTTTGACCGTAGATTGCGCCCGGTCGCAGAATTTATTGTTGAACATAGCAAGAAATATAATGTTATTCCCGATCCTACGCAGATTAAAGCAACGACTGGGGTAGAAATTGACACAGTTGCAGAACTAGACAGTGGGCATTATGATTGGTTCTTAGAAGAATTTGAACAATTCACAAAGCGCCAAGAACTTGAACGTGCTATTCTCAAGGCAGCAGACATGTTGGAGAAGGGTGACTTTGATCCAGTTGAAAAACTAATCAAAGATGCTGTACAAATCAGTTTGCAACGTGACATGGGTACTGATTACTTTGCTGACCCCAAGGATCGATTGAATCGTTATTTCAATCAAGGTGGTCAAGTAAGTACTGGCTGGCCACAACTTGATCGTATTATGTATGGTGGCATGAGTAGAGGTGAATTAAACATCTTTGCAGGTGGCTCAGGATCAGGTAAATCATTAGTCATGATGAATATTGCATTGAACTGGTTGCAACAAGGATTAAGTGGTGTTTATGTCACACTTGAATTGAGTGAAGAACTTACTAGTTTGCGTACTGATGCGATGTTGACTAACATGGGCACAAAAGACATTCGCAAAGACATTGACGATGCAACTATCAAAGTCAAGATGCATGGTAGCAGAGCAGGTAAATATCGTGTTAAATCATTGCCTGCGCAAAGCAACGTCAACGATATTCGTGCATACTTAAAAGAAGTACAGATTCAAACAGGTATTAAAGTTGACTTTGTTATGATTGACTATTTGGACTTGGTTATGCCGGTTAGTGTTAAAGTCAGCCCAACTGATCAGTTCGTTAAGGACAAGTATGTGGCTGAAGAATTACGTAATCTAGCAAAAGAACTTGGATTATTAATGATTACTGCAAGTCAGTTAAATCGTAGTGCTGTGGAAGAAATCGAGTTTGATCATAGTCACATTGCAGGTGGTATTAGTAAGATTAATACTGCTGACTATGTGTTTGGTATTTTTACAAGCCGTAGTATGCGTGAGCGTGGTAAGTATCAGATTCAATGTATGAAAAGTCGTAGTTCAACGGGTGTTGGTCAAAAGATTGATTTGGATTACAATATCGAAACTATGCGTATTAGTGATAGTGACTCGGAACAAACTAGAGAACAACCTTCATCTAATGAAATTTTAAATAGGATCAAAACAACAAGTCAAGTAGGATCAGTAAATCAAGCAGTGCATGATACTGTAGAACCTGAAGAAAAACGTGTGGTTGCAGATGTACAGAGTGCAAAACTCAAAATGTTGCTAAACTCACTTAAGAAATAAATTTGTCATTTAGACTAAATACACTATAGGATCCTATGCTATGCAAAAAAAGACCAAGAGCCTCTTAGAAGAATTACAATCGATTGGGGAAAAACGTGACATTAATCATGTCATCGAATCCCGAGCCTCTAACATTATCACTAGTGCTATCAATCTAATTGAATTAATGAGCCGTCATTATTCTCCTGAAAAGGCTGAACTTTTAGAGAAAAAACTTATAAGTGCTATCAAGGGCAAGGATCAAGCAAGATTTGCAAAGACTTTGAGGAAAAAAGATGAAACTAAATGAATTTAAAGATATTGAAGAAGGTTTTTTCGGTGATCTAGCCGGTAAAGTTAAGGGTGCATTTGCTGATCCTCAAACAAAACAATCAAATAGAGCCCAAGACATCTTTATGAAAAACTTTGTAGCCAATGCAGCCAATGCATTGAATACAGGTATCAACAGTGGATTGATTACTCCCGGTGGCGCATCAGGTGCCGGAGCAACTCAAGTTAACCCTAGTACTGTAACTCCTGAACCAAATCAACCAGGGGCACCGGCAACTGCGCCTCAACCAACAGCAGTTAAAGCTAAACCAGATACAAGTAAGGCTGTTGGCAAGTATAATCAACAAGTTCAAACTACTCAGAATATGAACTCATATATTCAGGGTGCGGCTAAAGCAATTAATGCTACACAAGATAAGAATCAAAAAATGGCCTTGACTAAAGAATTAGTCAACTACATGGCAGATCGTAAGGGATATCCTGAGTGGGAAAATGGTGTAGCAACAGTTCAACAGATTATCAAGAAGGGTAATCCTGATCCTAACTTTGCAAATAGTGCTATTAATCGTATAAAAGCAGGACAGACTATGAGCGAAGCCTGGAGAATCTATTTTATCAATAAACTACTTGAGTCTGTTGGTATTACATGGAAACAATTAGGACTAGGTGTTCTCAAAGAAGGAAAAACTTATTATATTGCTGAAACTAAGTATTTGAAATTAAACAATATTTTTGAAAGTATGATCACTGAGGGTAAAACAGTTGGTCAATATATGCAAGAATGGTTTAAAAACTTCATGGGCAATGTTGGTTACGGAGATGAAGAACAAGATGTAAACAATGCAATTAATCAACTCGATAAAGCTATTGCGCAAGACGGAAACAAAGTAGGTAAGTCTGCACAAGCCGCATTGAACACCCTAGCTGGTATTGCTTATGCGGTACAACAAGCAGGTGGAAATGCAGCCAAAGGTCAATCTCAATCACAAGCCCCTGGCACACAACAAGGTCAACAAACTACGCAGGCACAACCCACTGCTCAATCACAGTCTACCACTCAAACAGGTGCACAAGCAGGAGCACAAGCAGGAGCACAAGCAGGTGGTCAGTCAAATAGTTTTCAATTAGCATCTGAAATTAAAAAACAACTAAAACAGTTGTCACAACTTGATGTTGAAGCATATAATCAATTAGTTAAATCGTTGCAAGTAGCAAAAGCACCCAATGCAGAACCTCCTAAGGTAGCGGCCGGCAATCAGGCAACAAATAATCCGCAGGCAGAACCACAAGCTAAAACTCCAAATCTTAAGGTAGCTGAATCAAAACGTAAGATTCGCAGAGCAGTATGAACTTATCAGAATCATTGGCGAAACTAAAAAGTCAATTAGACAATATTGACCGTGTAGTTATTAAAGAGGCTAAAGGCCACTTAGACCATCCTGAGGATTTAGTATTCTTGAATGATGAAGAAGGTGCTAGACAAGCAATTGATGCCATTGAAAGAACTGTAAGTAATCCAAACGCAATTACTATTAAGTGGGATGGTTATCCTGCATTGATTTTTGGTCGTGGCCCCAATGGTAAATTTAGTATCATGGACAAACATATGTTCAACAAGAAAGACGGTTCGGGCCGCCAAGTATTCAGTCCAGAAGAGTTTGTACAATATGATGCAGCCAGAGGGGTTAACCGCGGCGATTTATATGGATTAATTTCTACTATTTGGCCTGGATTAGAACAAGCAGATCGCGGTGGCAATGGTTATTACTGGGGTGATTTGTTATTCAGCAAGCCATTGAAAGATGACAAGGGCGTTTATAGATTCAAAGCAAATCCAAATGGTATTGCTTATGCGGTAAATGCAAACAGTGAAGTTGGAAAATTAATTGCTGGAAAAGATGCAGGAATTGCAGTTCACCAATTTATTCCTGCAAATGCAATTACTACTGATGAAGCATCAAGTCTTGACGGTAGCATTGGTAACTTAAAGAACAATAGTAATGTTGCTATTATTCCAAGTAAAATGCCAATCACGCCTAACTTGGGAATCAATGACAAATTAAAGAACACTGCCATCAAAGAACTAAACACATATGGTGCCGCAGTAAAAGACTTAATGAATACTGCCCCACAAGCACGTAATACATTCAACCAACTATTTACTACGTATATTAACAAACGTATTGTATCAGGTAACTTAAGTAATCTATACAATGGTTTTATAGAATATGTAGAATCAAGACCCATGACAGATAAGATGAAAGAAAAGATCATGGAACACCTTAAGGTTAACAAACAAGGTGTCATGGGTGCATTTAAGATTTGGGTTGCTATCTATAATCTAAAAATGGATGTAGTGAAACAATTAGACCATGCAGCAAAGTCTAGCCCTGTTAAAGGATTCTTACAAGACGGTACTGAAACTCAAGAAGGTTTCGTTGCAAACGGTCTTAAGTTCGTAGATAGAATGGGCTTTAGTCGTCAAAATCTAGCCGGAAGATAATCCAAAACCATCATTTTTTTGTGCCAGGCATAAATAAATGTATGAAGCAGTAGGCTTCAACAAACATTAAGGAATTTTCAAAAATGGCACAATTTACACGCACGAACGGTGACTTCTATCCAGTATTCAACTTAGACTACCCTGGTTACACAAACCCAGGTGTTAACGCAATCGATTCTGGTTACGTTGTTCAACCACAAGGTCCAAAACTAGACTTCATGACAATTACGGCCGCTTCAGGTACACACTTCAGTGCTACACAAGCTAACGTTATCATTGAAACAGTTCAACAATTGGCAACAATCTATATCTACGAATATACAAACACAACTTCAGATACATTTGCATTCGCAACATATCCAACAGGTGCTTGGTCAGTAGACGGTTCAGCTGGTGCCAACGTTGTTGCTGCTGTTAATGCAGCTTTGACTTCAGCTTCAGTTGCTAACACAACAACTGGTACAAACGCAGCTACGTTCACTACAGTTTACGGCGCTTAATTTTAGTTTGTAACTAAAAACTAACCCGAGATTAAATTCTCGGGTTTTTTTATGGCTCTAAATAACATTATGTACCGCATATGTTGTTATACGCTTTTTGATATTACTCAAACAGGAGTAATGAACAGGTCTAAGCCTGTGGGCGACAACGTAGAATCATGGATACATGATAGAAATACACAATGTAACTATGACACCATACTACAAGTAATATCACTACGTAGTCAACCTGAAGTAGTTAAAGTACCTTATAAAACAGAAATACGTTTTGATGAATTTGATCAATTTGGTTTCTTTTATGAACAAGAAGAAGATAAGAAATACTCAGTTTGGAAGTTTGAATTTGAAATTCAACATCCAAGCGTATTTGAGAACGGAATAATTCCCCTAGGGGCATTATACACAGACTGTGAAGGTGTACCGATGATTAAATGCAAAGGTCAATATGATGTAACTCCTGCATTTTTAGACATAACACCGGAACTTAAAAACATTCATTTTGAGGTACTATGAAGAATGTAAAGAAATTAAAGATAGATCAGTTTATTAATAAACAACTTATACCTGATGACTTAAAAGATGTTATAGTT